AATTGTAATGGCAATCGCACTTTCTTAATTTGCACTACAAGGAGATATTCTTAAATGGCTAAGAGACAGATTAGAGATTATGTTTTTTCACCTGGAGTTGCTGGGTCTGGAAATCTAAAAATTTTAGATAAGGTCAGAAAGAATCAAATTTTAATGCTTGTCAATGTGACAAGAAATATAATTCTTTATAACTTTGCTGATCCAACAAATCCAATCCTTGTAGAATTTACTCCTGGAAATAGTGCAGAATTTCCATATGCATCATCAATTTCCAATGGTGTAACTACCATTCACTTTCAGTTTGATACCACCGATCAAAATGCAGATGATTCGATAACTATTTTTATTGAAGATGAGGAAGTAAAGTTTAGACCATATAATTTTGGAACTGATGCAGTAGAAAGGATGAGGGTGGCAACACCACAATCCATGATTGACGCTGACTTTGAATATGGAATTCAGCCAACAAAATGGCAAACGATTGACCATTTAAGAGGATATCCAAGCACTTACGAAGTTCCAGGTTCTGATATTTCTATTTCAAATATTCAAACAGATGCAAGTCAAAACACTGGAGGTGTTGGAGCATCTATTATTACTGTACAAACAGTAGAACCACATGGTTTTAATGTTGGCCAACCTTTTAGAATTTTCGGTCTTTTAGAAACTGTTGCTGGTTCTTCTAGGGCAGAGGGGTCATTCCTAGTAGAAACTGTCCCTAATCCAAACACATTTACATATTACGCAAAAGGAAAAGTTGGTGCTAGTGACCCAACAGAAAGTTTATATGCTACCTACTCACAACTGAGAAGAGGTGGATTCTATACAGGAGCAGCAATTGGTTCACCATCATATTCATTGGTTTCAAATGGTGTTACTGGGTCATTTACTTCAAGGTTCATAACACGATCTGGTTCAAATAGAATCGCATACACTGGTGTAAATAATGCAATTTTAGGTTCACCATTAACAGCAAGTGGTATTCCATCTGGAGCACAAGTAACTGGTATTACGACTAATACTGCAACGACTACACTACTTGAGGATGTTGTTGCACCATCAAATACTTTGGTAGTCACTAGTGTTTCTGGTGTTCAAGTTGGATCTGCAGTAAGTGATGGAACTGGACATGCAACATTTGTAACTAACATTGACGGAAATACTATCACACTTTCCAGTCCATACTTAGTGAATGCTTCTGGTGGGTCAAATAATGTTGGAATATTGTCTGCAGTTCCAGAAAACTTTAACACTGGGGGTGGAGGAACTTTTGATGTTGATAGAACGCAAGGAAGATATTTAGTAAATTTAAATTCTGCTGGTGCTTTATATAAAAATAATCAAAGATTGGTCATTCCAGGTTCGAGTTTAGGTGGAAATTCTGATAATGATTTGGTTGTTCATGTTAGAGGAGTAGATGCTGGTGCATCAGGTATTGCAACATTTACAACTTCAAAGAGTGTTACTGCTTTGGGTGATGCTGCAATATCACAGTCACAGAAAAAGTGGGGAGTTTCTTCTTTATTGTTGAATCCAACTGCAGGATCTACTGCGGACTCTTTGGTAGTTGATTCAAATATTGATTTTGAAATTCAAACTTCAGATTTTGCATTTGAAACTTGGGTCTATAGAAATAGAGTAGCAACACAAGAAATTTTATTTGACATGAGAACAGCAGAGCCTTCTGTTGCTCCAATGCTTAGAATAACAGGTACAGATGTATTGTCATATTATGTAAATGGTTCAGAAAGAATTGTTGGAGTAACTTCCATTACTGCAGGTTCTTGGACTCATGTTGCAGTAACAAGAAATGGAACATCAACAAGATTGTACGTAAATGGAATTCAAGAAGGAAGTACATATACAGATACAAATTCATACCCACAGTCTCAAGTAAAGATTGGTAATAATTTTAGTGGATCTCAAGGATTCTTTGGTTTTCTTGATGCAACTAGACTTTCAATAGGAAATTCAAGATATAGTGGAACTTCATTTGAAATTCCAAGTTTAGAAGTTTTTGGAATTGGTTCTCCATTCTATCCAGATACTTACACAAAATTACTATTAAATTATAATGGTGTTACTAACTCCACTGTGATTGCAGATGATGCATATGGAGTGGCAGTCCCAAGTTATAGAACTTATTCTGGCATAACAGGAATAACGAATGGTTCTGGTGTTGGTGCAGAATTTGATGTTTATAGATCTGGTTCTGGAACATATACTGTAACTTTTAGAACAGGACAATCATCAACTGGTTCTTCATATGCTAATTCAGATACTATTACAGTTGACGGTTCAATTTTAGGTGGTTCTTCTGGAACAAATAATTTAGTCATTACAGTAACTTCTGTAGATGGAAGTGGAGCAATTACTGCATTTACTGTTTCTGGAACTTCTATTTCTGGTAATGCATCATACTCTAATGTTTCTCCAACTCTTACTGGCTCTGGTGCAACATTTAACATTACGAAATCTGCTGGTGGTTACATTGTAACCCCTGATGCCCAAGGAACTGGTTATTACCCAGGTTATCAATTAAAGGTTTTAGGTACTCTATTAGGAGGAACAACTCCAGCAAATGATTTATTCATTACAGTATCTACTACTGTACCAAATAGTTCGACAAGAGGAAGAATACAAACAGTAGTTGCTACTGGAGTACCAAATACTGGAGCAATATTAAACTTCTTCCCATCAGTTGCTGTTTCAGAATTAACAACTTCTCCAATTTCAGATGGTGCCTCAATTTCTCATTCCTCTTTAGCAAGATTCCAGGTCACATTTACTAATGCACATGGTCTTGTTCCAGGAGACACTATTACATCAACAATAACTTCCGCAGGAACAGGACATTCACTAGCATCAGGTCCATTTGTTATTGATAGTGTACCAACTAGCAATTCAATTGTTTTCAATGCAAGAACAACTGGTTCTGTCGCAGCAGCTGGAATTGCTGGAACTATATTCCCAAGACCAGATTGTTTCTATGTCCATAGACCTTTTGATGGTGGAGTCCAATTAGGTGTTGGTGGTCCTGCTCATGGAGCACATGCAGTTCGTCAATCTAAGAAATATATTAGATATCAATCAGGTAAAGGTGTAATGTACACCACTGGTGCATTGTTTGCACCAAGTTATGATATTAGAAGTGTCTCTGCAGCATCAACATCAATTGGAAGTGTCGTTACAATAACAACTGATGATACTGAACACGGTGTTCAGGTAGGAGCAGAGGTAGCAATTAGCAATATTGAAACTCCTGGATATAATGGACATTATACTGTAAATAGCGTAATCAATGAGAACACATTTACAGTACTAGCAGTAAATTCATTGGCATCAACAAGTCCAGTTCTAGGAAGACCTCCAACATTATCACTTTATAAGTGGAAAGGTGCTACAGTTCGTGCTGGTGCATTTGATGACCAGAATGGAATTTTCTGGCAATATGATGGCATTAACTTAGCAGTTGGACTAAGATCTGCTACGTTCCAACTTGCAGGTACAATTTCTGCAACTCCAGATTCAAATTTAGTAACTGGTGCTAATACGAGATTTACTGACCAATTAGTAGTTGGTGACAGAATCGTAATTAGAGGAATGACTCACGTTGTTACTACAATTATTGGAAACAATGCCATCACAGTATCTCCAGATTTCAGGGGTGTAACCTCAATTTCTGGTGCAAAGGCAACATTAGTTCAGGATACAATTATTCCACAAACACAGTGGAACATCGATAAAGCAGATGGAACTGGTGCTAGTGGATATGAAATTGAAATTAATAAGATGCAAATGATTGGATTCCAGTATACCTGGTATGGTGCTGGTTTCATTGACTGGATGCTTCGTGGTCCTGATGGAAATTACTTATTTGTACATAGACTAAAAAATAATAACAAAAATACAGAAGCATATATGAGATCTGGTAACCTACCAGTTAGATACGAGGTTATCAATGAAGGACCAAAATCCAAACTTGCTTCAGGAATAAATTCAACAGAAACAACATTAACTTTGGATGATGCATCTTTATATCCATCTTCTGGAACAATCTATGTAGATAATGAATTGATAAACTATACAGGAAAGTCTGGAAATACCTTAACAGGAATTACAAGGTCAGCATCATTTGGAAACTATTCTTCTGGTTCATTTAGAACATATACTGCAGGTGTTGCAGCACCTCATGCTAGTGGAACTGGTGCAATTCTTCTAAGTAATACTGCAACACCAGTTATTAGTCATTGGGGTTCTGCATTCTTAACTGATGGTCTATTCGATTCGGATAGAGGTTATATTTTCAACTATCCATTCATCGGTGGTACAATATCAACAACAAAAGTCACCACCTTCATGATTCGTTTGGCACCTAGTGTTTCTAATGCTATTACTGGTGATTTGGGTCAGAGAGAACTAATTAACCGAGCACAGCTACTTCTAAAGTCTCTTGAATTTACTCCAACTGGTGGTTCTAGTTCACAGGCAGTTGTTATTGAAGGAATCCTAAATCCATCTAATTATCCATCAAACCCAGCAGCAGTTCAGTGGTTCTCACTGACATCACAGGGTGCTGGTGGACAACCATCGTTTGCACAAATTGCCAACGCAGCATCTGTAACGTGGGAGGGTGGTGCTCAAACAATTAATGCTACTACAACACTCACTCAAAACTATTTTACCCAGTATCAGGTATTCAACAAAACTGATGTTGCAAACGTAAGAATTGGTTTCTTTGTTTCTGGATCTGGAGTTCCTGGAGGTACTCGTGTTATTAATATTTTCCAATATGATGCAACAAGAAACTATGTACAGTTCTCTAACTCGGTAAACTCTGGTCCATCTGGAACTACATATACATTTACTTCAAACACTGTATCTGCTGCTCCAGGTGAAACAGTATTTTCGTTTATTGGTCCTGCTATAGAAAAGTCAGTTATTGAACTTAATGAACTTAAGGAACTCAATAATACTCCAATTGGAGGAAGAGGTACATTCCCTAATGGACCAGACGTTCTTGCAATTAACGTTTACTTGACAAGTGGTTCCAATATCACTGGTAACCTAGTCCTGCGTTGGTCTGAGGCACAAGCATAAATACCTTTTATAGGGTGTATATATTGCAATGGCATCACCAAATTCTCGTCAAGGTTTAATAGAATATTGTCTCAGAAAACTAGGAAAACCAGTTTTAGAGATAAATGTCGATGATGACCAAATTGGAGATTTGGTCGATGATGCCTTGCAATATTTTCACGAAAGGCATTTTGATGGTATAGAGAGAGTTTATTTAAAACATAAACTCTCGTCATCAGAAAGAAGTATTATTAGATCTGGAATTCAAACAACTACGGGCACTGCTGGGATTGGAGTAACTGTAGTTAATTTTGAGGAGACCACAAATTTTCTTGCTTTACCAGATACTATTATTGGGGTAAACAACGTATTTAAAGTTGACTCAAGCACCATATCAAGTGGGTTATTTAACATTAAATATCAAATATTTTTAAATGATTTGTACTATTATGGTGCATTAGATTTATTAAATTATGCAATGGTTAAAACTCACTTAGAAGATATAAGTAGAATTTTAACTCCAGATGTACAATTGAGATTTAATAAAAAACAACACAGACTATATTTGGATATAGATTGGCAGCAAGTCAATGACCAGTATATAGTTTTAGATTGTTATAGAATTGTAAATCCAAATGATTTCCCAAAAATTTATAATGATTTCTGGCTAAAGAGATATTTGACAGCACTAATTAAAAGGCAGTGGGGACAAAATATGATTAAATTTAATGGTGTTCAACTTCCTGGAGGAATAAGTCTAAATGGAAGGCAGTTATATGAAGATGCGATTAGAGAATTAGAAGAAATAGAAAGAGCACTCAAGACAGAATACGAACTTCCTCCAATGGATATGATTGGATAATGACTCCACTAAACTCCTATTTTTTACAAGGTTCACCCAGTGAACAAAGATTAGTTCAAGATTTAATCAACGAACAATTGTCGATTTATGGGCAAGATGTTGTTTACATGCCCAGAAAAATTATTAATGAGAAAAAAATAATTAAAGAAGTAATTGTATCGAAATTTGATGACAGTTTTAGATTAGAGGCATATATATCTACTTTTGATGGATTTGGTGGCAATGCAGATATTTTAAGTAAGTTTGGGGTAAGAAGTACAGATCAAATAACTTTTATCATATCAAAAGAAAGATATGAAGACTTCATTACACCAAAACTAAGTCTATTCAGTAAAGAAATCATAAAGACCGCAAAAAGACCACAAGAAGGAGATTTGATTTACTTACCATTAGATAATGCATTGTTTGAAATAAAATACGTAGAATCAAAAACACCATTCTACCAATTGAATAATCTTTATGTATATGAATTACGTTGTGAACTCTTTGAATATGAAGATGAAATTATTGATACTGGACTTGATGATGTTGATAAGAATGTAAAGGATTTTGGATATATTGCCACTTTACAGATGGTTGGTGCTGCTGCTTCTGCTGCCTCACTATCCGTTGGTCTTGCCACAGCACGATATCCTGGTATCTCAGGAAAATCTGTTGCAAGAATTGATATTTTTGATGGTGGTTATGGATACAAATCACCACCAAAGATTACTTTCTCTAAACCTGGTGGTTTTGGTATAAGAGCAGAAGGCATTTCCGTATTAGATAGAGGTTCAATAAGTAAAATTCTCATAACCAATCCTGGAATTGGATATACAGTTCCACCAACTGTAACAATAACAAGTAATAGTACTGCTGGTGCAGGGGGAATTGCAACGGCAATCATAGCAGATGGTGTACTTGCTCCTATTGTTATTAACTCTGGTGGTGTTGGTTATTCGACAGTTCCAAAGGTTAGATTCTCAGGTCCAGTTGACCCAAGTTCTCCTTTCCCTCTAGCAGGTATAAATTCAGCAACGGCAGAAGTAATACTAACTTCAGCAGGAATAGTAACTGCAATAAGATTTACAAATGCTGGTTCAAACTATCACTTATCTCAGGCAAATCCACCAACAATACAAATAGATTCACCAGTAGGAATATCAACTGGTGACTATGAATTCAATGAAGTGGTAAGAGGAGTATCAACTGGAACAAGTGCATATGTTAAAAGTTGGAATTATGATACGAGAGTTCTTAAAGTTTCTATTGTAAGTGGAAATTTTGCTTTAGGAGAAACTGTCGTTGGTGCAGGAGCAAGTTATAAAGTACTATCAATAACAACAGATAATATTTACGATGCGTTTGCAGAGAATCATACAATTGAAGAAAAAGCAGATACCATCTTAGATTTTTCAGAAAAAAATCCATTTGGAGAATTCTAAATATATTATAACCGTACTAATGAAATGTTTGGAAAATACGCATATCACGAGATAATAAAAAGGACAATAATTGCCTTTGGAACGTTATTTAATAACATCCAAATTAGGCATCAAGATGGGGCAGATAACGATATCAGTCTCATTAAAGTTCCTATTGCGTATGGACCAATTCAGAAATTTCTATCAAGACTTGACGAAAAACCAGATCCAAGAAATAGAGTTGCAATAACTTTACCAAGAATGTCATTTGAAATGACTGGCATTCAATATGATGCTTCAAGAAAAGTATCTACAATACAAACATTTCAAGCAAATAAATCTGGAACTGGACCAGTACAGGTCTATATGCCAGCACCATATAACATTGGAATACAACTTAGTATCATCACTAAGTATCAAGATGATATGCTTCAAATTATTGAACAGATACTTCCATATTTTCAACCCCAACTTAATGTTACCGTTGATTTGGTCAATTCTATTGGAGAAAAAAGAGACATTCCAATAATTCTAGAAAGTATATCTATGTCAGATGATTATGAAGGTGATTATTCAACAAGAAGAAGTTTAGTTTATACTTTAAACTTTACTGCAAAAACAGCAATATTTGGTGCAATTGCTGACAATAAATCTCCATTGATTAAAAAGGTACAAGTTGATTATTATACAAATACAGATAGAGTTAATGCCACAAGACAGTTAAGATATACTGCAGAACCAAGACCAATAAAAGACTACAACAAAGACGCAACTACTGTATTGGCAAGAAATGTTGATAGAGATGATGCACAAATTCTCGTTTCTGACTCAACTTCATTAGTTGCTGAAACTTATATCATGATAAATGATGAAGAAATGTTTATTACTAAAATTACTGGTAATACAATTGATGTTTCTAGAGCACAAGATAGTAGTTTAGCAGGAATACATGAAGAAGGGGATGCAGTCAATCTGATAAATGCTGCAGATAAAGAACTAATATCTTATGGTGATGAATTTGGATTTGATGAAAGACATTTTGATTTTGGTGATGGAAGAGTTTATAGTTCAAGAAAAGGTATTGACGTATGAAAAATGATTTTGATGCAATAAATGATTCTTTAGAAATTGAAGCAACCTCTATTGCCAAGGAAATAGTTTCTGAGTCTTCAAAAATAGTTAAATCACCAAAAAAAGGTGAAGAAGAAAGTGAATATGATTATGATTATACTAGAGGGCAATTGTACTCTTTAATTGAGAAGGGTCAAGAAGCAATAGATGGAATATTGGAAATAGCACAGCAATCAGATTCCCCAAGAGCATTTGAAGTTGCTGGACAATTAATTAAAAATGTTGCAGACACAACTGATAAATTACTTGACCTTCAACAGAAGATGAAAAAACTTAAGGAAGAAGACCCATCAGCACCAAAAAGTATTACTAATAATAATACTTTATTTGTTGGATCTACTGCCGAACTTCAAAAACTTCTTAAGCAAAATATGGCACAAACAGAAGATTCTAAATAATTAGAGAACTTATTTCTTAAAATGAAAACTTTTTCACAATTCCTTTTAGAAACAACTGACCCAAAGGGACCTATTAAGAAGTATATGTCCCCAGAGGAAATTGCGAAAAAGCATAAAATTTCTGTTGCTGCTTTAAAACCAGAATTAAAACTGGGAATTAAAGTTGAACACGAGCATACTGGTGATAAAAGAATGGCAAGAATGATTGCTCTTCAGCATTTAGAAGAATTGCCAGATTATTATACGAGATTAAAAAAGGCAGAAAAAGTCAATGAAGAGTCAAAAAGTGGTGATAGTTCTTTGCGTGACTGGTTTACTAAGAGTCGCTCTTCTGATGGCACCCCTGGTTGGGTACAATTGGGTGGTAAATACGCAGGAAAACCCTGTGCAAAACAACCAGGTCAAACTACAAAACCAAAGTGCGGTTCCAGTAAAATGAAGGCAGCACTTTCAGATGATGAAGAAGAAAAAGCATTTGAACGTAAAAACCGTCAAGATCCAAATCCTGATAGAAAAGGAAAAGCAAAGATGGTTGCAACAGAAAATACTCTGATGCAAGATATGCCAAAACCACAAGCAGCATATGAAAAACTTGCAAATAATTTGGCAAGTGATTTGAAGAGGCAAGCAGCAGTTAGAGATGCAAAAAATGCTAGAATTAAACAACAAGCATCTCAAAATAAGATGACAGAAGAAAAAGATGCTTGTTACACTAAAGTAAAGTCTCGTTATAAAGTTTGGCCTTCTGCATATGCATCTGGTGCTTTAGTAAGATGTAGAAAAGTTGGAGCAAAAAACTGGGGGAATAAAACTAAGAAAGAGAGTTATGACTACTCAAATTGGAGGGATGAGTTTAGTCCAATACAATACATATTTACTGATATTATTAAAGCAGAACCATTAAGAAGTCCTGCTGTTGATGAAAACTATTCATTTATACAATCTCGTGGCACGACTTACGGTATAGTGCTAAACTGGAGAGGTAAGAGTCTAATGGTTCAAATGTTCTTCCCTCAATTTACGAGACCATCTAAAGAGCAAGTATCATTTGAAATTAATAAAGTATATCCAGGAGCAGTAGTTCTATCTTGGAAACCATCAACAAAGGACCCTACTAAACCGTTATTATTTACTGGAGAAAAAAATGGATCCATCTCAAATAACTTTAGATAATTTAACTAAAAACTTTGAGTATGAAAGAATTGCAAGAGAAATTGATTCTTGTGAGAATATTGACCAAGTTAAAAATATTGCAAAATCATACGTAAAACTTCATTTAAAATATCAAGAGACATTAGCAAGTTTAAGAATTGACAATTTATGACTGATAAACATTATAAGGGCAATCCAAACCTTAAGGCAGAGAATGTCCAAATTGAATTTACGACAGACCAAATTCAAGAATATTTAAGGTGCAAAGACGACCCAGTTTACTTTGCAATGAACTATGTCAAGATTGTTTCACTTGACGAAGGTTTGATTCCCTTTGAAATGTATGATTTCCAAAAAGAATTAATCTCAAATTTCCATAACAATAGATTCAATATTGCGAAATTACCTAGACAGACAGGAAAATCCACTACAGTAGTTTCGTATTTGCTTCATTATGCTTTGTTTAATGATAACATAAGAATTGCAATCCTTGCAAACAAAGCAGAGACTGCTAGGGAACTTCTTCAAAGATTGCAACTTTCTTATGAAAATCTTCCCAAGTGGTTACAGCAAGGTGTTGGTTCTTGGAACAAAGGTTCACTAGAACTTGAGAACGGTAGTAAAATTGTAGCAGCATCTACGTCATCTAGTGCTGTCCGAGGGAACTCTTTCAATATCATCTTCCTGGACGAATTTGCGTTTATTCCAAACCACATTGCAGAACAATTCTTTAGTTCTGTATATCCCACTATTTCTTCTGGTAAGACAACGAAAGTTATTATCATCTCAACTCCAAACGGGATGAATATGTTCTACAAACTCTGGCACGATGCCGAGAGAGGTAGAAATGGTTATAGACCACTAGAAGTTCACTGGAGTGCTGTTCCTGGTAGAGATGCTGCGTGGAAGGAAGAAACAATACGCAACACCTCCGAACGTCAATTCACTCAAGAGTTTGAATGTGAATTTTTAGGTTCGGTTGATACTTTGATTGCACCGTCTAAACTTCGTGCAATGGTCTATGAAGACCCACTGACATCAAATAAAGGTCTTGATGTTTATGAAGACCCAATAAAAGACCACAATTATATGATGACAGTTGACGTTGCTAGAGGAACTGGCAAAGACTATTCAGCATTTGTTGTCGTAGATATCACTTCTTTCCCATATAGAGTTGTGGCAAAATATAGGGATAATGATATAAAACCAATTCTTTTTCCTTCAATTATTGATAAAGTAGGGAGAGCATATAATTACTCATATGTTCTGGTTGAAGTTAATGATATTGGTGAGCAAGTATCAAATATGCTCCACTTTGATTTAGAGTATAGCAATCTTTTGATGTGTGCGATGAGAGGTCGTGCTGGACAATTAGTTGGTCAAGGTTTCTCTGGTAAGAAATCTCAACTAGGAGTAAAGATGTCTAAAAATGTCAAAAAAGTTGGATGCTCAAACCTAAAGACAGTTATAGAAGATGATAAGTTACTAATAAAAGACTATGATATTATCAGTGAACTAACTACCTTCATTCAAAAAAGTCAATCATTTGAAGCAGAGGATGGATGCAATGATGACTTAGCAATGTGTTTGGTAATATTTTCTTGGTTGATTGTTCAACCATATTTTAAAGAAATGACGGATAATGATATCCGAAAGAGAATTTATGAAGAACAAAAGAATCAAATAGAACAGGATATGTCACCCTTTGGATTCATAACTGATGGTCTATCCGAAATGGAAACTTCTTTTGTAGATAAAGATGGTGATAGATGGTATACAGATGAATATGGTGATAGATCTTATATGTGGGATTATAGATAATGGATTTAGAGGAACAGTTCGAACTAGACTGTGTTTTTCTTACAGAAAGAAAGTGTAGAGTTTGCGGTGAAATAAAAGATTTAATAGATGGATTTTATTTAACTCGTAAAGGAAGAGTAAATATCCATTCTGCATATTCATATGAATGCAAATCAATACTTTTAGACTAAATGAACTTCTTCAAGAGGGGAAACAAATGGCGTTAAATTTAGTATCACCTGGGGTAAAAATAAGAGAAGTTGACTTAACTATTGGTAGAATTGATGCAGCAACTGATCAAGTTGGTGCCTTTGCAGGTCCATTCGAAAAAGGACCAATTGGAGTTCCTGTTTTAGTAGAAACAGAAGCAGATTTATTAGCACAATTCGGAAAACCATTAGAAAAAGATTCTCAAAATGAGTATTGGCTTTCTGCCTCTTCATTTTTATCGTATGGTGGAGTATTGAGAGTTGTAAGAGCAGATGGTCCAACTCTATATAATTCAAATTCAGATTCTTTGTCTACTTTAAAAATAGAATCGGATGAAGATTATTCCAATAATCACGCAAATGATGCAACCTGGGAATATGCAGCAAAAACACCAGGAACTTGGGCAAATGGAATAAAGGTTTGTACTATTGATGGTCTAGCAGACCAAATCATTACTGGAATTGGAACTACTGCTACAAGCACTTCAGTAGTAACTACAATTGGCACAAAAACTGGTAATTTAGGAATTACTACAAATTTAATTACTGGAATTAATACGTCGTCATTGACTACTGGTGATACTATCGTTAGTAGCTTCTTCCCAACAGGAACTGACATCGTTTCTATTGGAAGTAGTAGCATTATTTTGAATGAGAATTCATCTAATGGTTCTGTTCAAACTGGAGCATCCTTTACATTTACACAAGAAAGCACAGTAATAGTTCCAACAACAGTATCGGTCGGACTTGCAGTTACACAAAGAGTTTCTGCACAATTTGCTAGTGGTGGTGTTGTTAGTAGTTTTGAAGGTTTCATTAGAGGCATTATCACTGAAGTAGGAAGAGAACAAATCAGTGTAAAAGTTACAGATAGAGTAAATCTTGATGGTACTTCTGAAGCAATTGACTATAAAAATCCAGGAGAAGGAACAAATACGTATTCTTTTAGTGGACTTGAAACAATTAATGTCGTAACTTCTGCAGGTGTTACTACATCATCATTTATTGGTGGATTAGCAACAAAAGATTGGTATGACCAACAAACTCTTGGTCTTTCTAATGCAACAATTTACTGGAAAAATATTGCACCTAAGCCAACATCATCACAATATGCTTTAGAAAGAAGTTCAAAGAATGACCAAATTCACGTTGTTGTTGTAGACGATAGTGGAAAACTTACTGGAAGTGCAGCAAATATTATTGAGAAGTATACTTTCTTATCAAAGGCACTTGATGCGAAGATTAGTCCATCTCAAGCAATCTACTATAAAGATTATATTTCAAAAAATTCTGCGAACTTATATGTAGGAGCAGCAAGAGTTACAGTTTCATCAAACTTAATTCCAAATCCTTCTAATGCTAGAGCATACACTGTAGAGTCTGGAACTTGGGGAACCGCAGCACAATCTGTGAAGTTCAGTGTTCAAGGAAACAAAAGTTATACATTGACTGCAGGTTCAGATTATTCAAACTCTGGTGGAATGGCAGCAACTCTTGCAAATATTATTTCTGCATATAAGAAATTCGAAAATCCAGCAGAGTTCTCGTTAGATTTCATTATTCAAGGTCCTTCTGGTGGAACTACAATTTATGAATCTCAAGCAAAGGCAAATGCTTTGATGGCAATTGCAGAGGAAAGAAAAGATTGTATTGCATGTATTTCCCCTCACAGAGATGATGTTGTAAATCAACCAAACTCATCTACACAAACAAATAAAATTATTGAGTTTTACGAGCCTCTAACATCTAGTTCATATGCAGTTTTTGATACTGGATTTAAATATACTCTAGATAGATTTAATAATAAATTTGTCTATTTGCCAACAAATGCAGATATTGCTGGTTTGATGGCAAGAACTTCAAATCAAAATTATTCTTGGTTCTCTCCAGCAGGATCTGTTAGAGGAGCAATCAACAATGCGATTAAACTTGCGTACAATCCATCACAAGCACAAAGAGATCTTCTTTATTCTAAGAGAATCAATCCAGTAATTGCTTCTCCTGGTTCTGGAATTATCTTGTTTGGTGACAAGACTGCTCTTGGATATCCATCTGCTTTTGATAGAATCAATGTTCGTCGTTTGTTCTTGACTTTAGAAAAATCAATTGAAAGAGCAGCAAGAGCACAGTTATTTGAATTTAATGATATTATCACAAGAACAAACTTTGTGAATATTGTTGAACCATATCTTCGTGATGTAAAAGCAAAGAGAGGAATTTCTGAATTTATTGTTGTTTGTGATGAATCTAATAATACTCCTGATGTTATTGACTCAAATCAATTTAAAGCAGACATCTTTATTAAGCCTGCAAGATCAATTAACTTTATTGGTCTAACATTTGTTGCCACCCGCACTGGCGTCAGCTTCTCCGAAGTAGTCGGTACTGTTTAATTTCATAGAGGTAACTAAAAATGGCAAATCAGAATTTACCAAACTATCAAGATAGAACTCTAACTGATTTTAAATCGAAGTTGATTGGTGGTGGTGCAAGACCAAACCTATTCGAATGCGAAATCAAATTCCCAGGAGGATTGGGAATTACTGAGGATGATGATTTTAGATTTATGATTAAAGCAGCGAGTCTCCCAGCATCAAATATTAATGTAATTGATATCCCCTTTAGAGGAAGAAATCTTAAAGTTGCTGGGGATAGAACATTCGATCCATGGTCAATCACCGTAATTAATGATACAAACTTTAAGATTCGAAATGCATTTGAACAATGGATGAATTATATGAACAGACATGATGATAATGCTGGTGTAATTACACCAGTAGCATATCAAACAGACATGAAAGTACATCAATTAGGAAGAGGTGTTGCGGGACAAACTTCAGATGGTGGAGTACTTCCAGATAAAGGGTCACAAATTCCTATTTTAAAATCATATAAATTTTACGGCACTTTCCCGACAGCAATTAGCGCAATTGAATTATCTTATGATAGTGCTGATACTATTGAGGAATTTAGTGTTGATCTTCAGGTCCAATGGTATGATTCATTAGCACCAGACCAAAGTAGTATTTTTGGTTCTCTTGGGGAAGCAACCGCATGATAATAGTATAAATACTAAAAACGTCTATTTTTGAGATATGCCTAAATTATTTGGTTACAAGTTTGAGGATAAGGGGAAGGACAATTCTGACAAAATTCTTTCCCCAGTCCCTCAAAATGATGAAGATAAATCGGATTATTATATCTCTAGTGGTTTCTATGGCCAGTATGTAGATATTGAAGGTGTATATAAAAATGAACAGGATTTAGTAAGAAGATATAGAGAAATGGCACTTCACCCTGAGTGTGATAGTGCCATTGAAGATATTGTAGATGAAGCAATTGTTTCTGATTTGAATGATTCTCCTGTAGAGATAGAACTTTCAAATCTTCCTGCTTCAGATAAACTAAAAGAAGCAATTAGAAACGAATTTAAATATATTAAAGAAATCATGGACTTTGATAAAAAAGCCCATGAAATTTTTAGGAATTGGTATATTGACGGTAGACTTTACTATCACAAAGTCATTGATGTAACAAAACCAGCAGATGGAATTAAAGAAATAAGATATATTGATCCTCTAAAAATTCGTTATATCAGAAAACTAAAAAATGATAAGCAAACTTTAACTGGAACCCTCAATAATATTATCAACAGAGATAATACAATTGATTTTACCAATCCAGAGTTAGAAGAATATTATATTTACAATCCAAATTCTGCTCTCCAGACTGGTGCCAATCAAACATCATCTAGTTACAAGAATGATGCAAGAATGGTTAGACTATCTAAAGATTCTGTTACTTACATTACATCTGGATTAGTAGATAGAAATAGACAGACTGTTCTTTCGTATCTTCATAAAGCAATTAAGGCACTCAATCAACTTCGCATGATTGAAGACTCTCTGGTAATTTATCGTCTTTCTCGTGCTCCAGAAAGAAGAATTTTTTATATTGATGTAGGAAATCTCCCAAAAATTAAAGCAGAGCAGTACCTTCGTGATGTAATGAATCGTTATAGAAACAAATTAGTCTATAATGCAGATACTGGAGAAATCCGTGATGACAGAAAATACATGGCAATGCTTGAGGATTTCTGGTTGCCACGTAGAGAAGGTGGTAGAGGAACTGAAATTACTACTCTTCCTGGAGGACAGAACCTCGGAGAACTTGCAGACATTGAGTATTTCCAAAAGAAGTTATTCCGTTCACTAAACGTTCCAGAAACTAGAACAAATTCAAGTGGTGGTTTTAGTCTAGGTCGTTCTTCAGAAATTCTAAGAGATGAAGTAAGATTCACCAAATTTGTAGGGAGACTGAGAAAGAGATTTTCTAATCTGTTCAATGATATTTTAAAAACACAACTTATTCTCAAGAATATTGTAACACCTGAGGATTGGGATGTTTTATCTGATCACATTCAGTATGATTTTCTTTATGATAATCATTTTGCTGAACTGAAAGAATCAGAATTAATGAATGATAAACTTGCTGTCGTCGCAGCAATGGAACCATATCTAGGAAGATATTTTTCAGTTCAATATGTAAGAACAAAAATTCTAAAACAAACTGATGGTGATATTATTGATATTGACAAGCAAATCAAAAAAGAAATAGAAAAAGGAATTCTTCCAGATCCGAATGCAATTCCACCAGAACAAATGCCCCAAGATGGACAAATTCCACAACAAACATCTTCATCTCCTGATGCTGCAATGGGAACTCCAGTAATGGAACCTGATGCAGGTCAAATATAAATAATTTCAAATTAACATTTAAAAATCATGAGTGACTTAATTAGTAAAATTGCAACAGGTGAATCTCCCGTAGAGGTTACAGATGAAATCAAACAAATGCTAATGCAAAAAGCATTAGAAAGAGTTGAAACAATTAGACCTGCTGTTGTTTCAAGTATGTTTGATTTAGAAGATAACACAGAAGAAGACTGAGTAAAAAGTAATGAAATCATACAGACAATTTATTTCAGAATCAATTAATATTGCTGGTGATTTCAACGGAAATCTATACATCAATGGTTCTGAAAATTCATCAGAATCAGTTGGTGAATCATTTCTTGCAGATGTAGTTTGGGAAGGAAAATTATATCGTATGGAAGTAGAAGGTAGAATGTTGGATAAAAATAAACTCACAGAACAATTGCAAGGTGAATATCCTGGAGCAATAGTTCATAATGTTTATCCAATCACAGAAAATTCCTCAAAAGTAAGAAAGGCACAAAGATATCAACCAGAAAGATTAACTTGGACTGATTAATAATGGCACAGTGGAATAAAAATATACAAGACTATCTAAATCAAGAAAGAAGTCTTTTTGAAGTTTATATGCGTGCTGATAGGCACGGAAATATTTACGATGATTTGGGACAAGGATTTAGTGGAGACTTATTTGGAAGACTTAAGGTTTCCAATCCACTAACTCTTTTCGATTCTTCACATATTTACTACCAAGATGGAGATTTTGATGATGTAATCGTAGGAACTGGTTCTACTGTTGGATTTATTACAGCACAAAGTTCCGCAACTCTTGGAATCGGAACAACTGTAGGTTGTAGTTATATTCGTCAAAGTAAAAGAGCATTTTCATATCAACCAGGAAAATCATTACAAGTATTTCAAACATTTGTTCTTAATCCACCAAAAGAAAATCTAACTCAAAGAGTTGGTTATGGTTCTTCTCTAAATGGTATATTTTTAGAACAAGTTGATTCTCAAATTAATATTATTAAAAGAACTACTGTATCTGGTGTATCAACAACAATTACTATTCCACAATCTCAATGGAATAAAGATACATTAGATGGAACAGGATTTAGTACAAGCAATCCAAGTGGTATTCAGTTAGACTTAACAAAATCGCAGTTAATGTTTACTGAATATGAGTGGTTGGGTGTTGGTGATGTAAGAGTTGGTTTTCAAATTGACTCTAAAATGATTATTGCACACCAGTTCCAACATACTAATGAGATTGATAGTGTGTATATGAGAACTGCAACTCTTCCACTTCGTTATGAAATTCTGAATACTGGAATTACAACTTCACCATCAATAATGAAGCAAATTTGTGCTTCTGTGATTGCAAATGGTGGTTATGAACGAAAAAAGACTGGAAGCATCGCAAGAATGACGACTTCCAAATCTGTTGGAGATGTATTTGAACCATTAGTTTCTATAAGACTTGCTCCTGGAAGAGAATTTGCAGTTGTTATTCCTTTTCAGTTTGGAGCACTTCCTCTTTCAAATAATGTTGGATATGAAATTGCCTTAATTAGAAATGGAACTCTAACTGGTGCTTCATTTGCATTTACACCAGATTCAGCAACAGAAAACGTTCAATATGACATTACTGCTTCTGCTATCACTGGAGGAAAGATAGTAAATACTTCATATACTTTCGGAGCAAACCAATCTTCTGGTTCACTTTCAGTTCAACAGGATTACAATTGGTCTTTACAATTAGGAACAACTCAAGCAGGTGTGAGTGATATCTACACAGTTGCTGCAAGAACTATTAGTGGAACTGGTGGAGTCATTGGTTTCTTGGGATATTATGACCTAACTTGATTAAATAATAAATAACTAATAAGGTCTTTATTATACAAATGCAAAGAACTAAAATAATTACAACTGAGATTGCAATGCCAACTACTGCTGGCACCGCATCAAGTATTAGTGAAGCTACTTGTGTAAGACTGTATAACGGTTCTGGTGGTGCTGCAACTGTAAGTATTTCTACTGCTGTTGGTGCTGCATCAACTTTGACATTCACAATGCCAAATGGAACTGTTGAATTCTTACAAAAACTTCCAACTGATGTAATTTTTGCATCTGCAAATACTGTTAAAGCAGCAAAAGTAGGATTTACTAACTAAGAACAATGAAACTAATCACAGAAGAAATCGAAAAGGTTAAAGTTATTACCGAAGAAAAAAACGGTAAAAAATCCCTTTTTATTGAAGGAATTTTTCTTCAAGCAGATAAACCAAACAGAAATAAGAGACTCTATGAAATGAGAACTCTTGAAAGAGAGGTAAAGAGATATAACGAGAATTTTATTCAGAAAGGTCGTGCTCTTGGAGAACTCGGACACCCTGATGGTCCAACTGTAAATCTTGATAGAGTTTCACATAAAATTACAATGCTCGAAAGGGATGGTAGTAATTTTATTGGAAAAGCAAAAATTCTCGAAACCCCAATGGGTAAGATTGCTGCTTCTCTTTTAGGTGAAGGCGTTTGCTTGGGTGTTTCTTCTCGTGGTGTTGGTTCTTTACTTCCAACCAATGAAGGTTATTCAGTTGTCGGTGAAGATTTCATGCTTGCAACTGCTGCAGATATTGTCGCAGATCCTTCTGCATAAATATAGATTTTAGATATATAGTAAAATCGGAGAGTTCAAATGTCCCGTGGTAAAAACTTACAAGAAATGGAAACAGGCACTAAACAATCTAAAACTGCTGTAAATGCAAATGCTTCTGCAGCAGAGCCAATGCAAAAACTTGCACCTGGTGCAGTTGCTGGCCAAACTGGAAGTTGGGAAGACCTTGGTGGTCCAACTCCAGAAAATTACAAGTCCACTGACGATTCAGCAAAGCTGAAGACTCCTGGTGCTACCTTATCTCAAGTTAAGGATGTTGTAAATAAGGGTGCAAAGGCAGCAGAAGCAATGAAGGCAATGAAAGAAGAGTCTGAAGACGAAGATGAAGAACTCCTAGAGGACGAAGTTGAACTCGAAGATGGTGAAGAAGAGCTAGAAGAAGCAGCATCTTGTGAAGATGATGAAGAAGGTGAAGATGAAGAAGACGAAGACGAAGAAGAGGACGGCAAGAAGAAGAAAATGAAAGAGGCATTTATTGCCATCGAAAATGAAATCCAAGAAGATGTCGATGCTCTCCTTTCTGGTGAAGAACTATCAGAAGAGTTTAGAGATAAGGCAAGAACCATTTTCGAAGCAGCACTGAATGCTAGAACTCAGCAAATTGAAGAAGCAATTCTTGCACATTATGAAGAGCAACTAGCAGAAGAAGTTGCAGAACTTGAAGCAGCTCTTGAAGAAAGAGTTGATGCATATCTTGAGTACGTTGCTGACGAATGGATTCAAGAAAATGCAATTGCAATTGAAAGAGGAATTCAAGCTCAAGCAACTGAGTCATTCCTCATGGGTCTGAAAGGACTTTTTGAAGAGCATTATGTAACAATCCCTGAAGATAAATATGATGTGCTTGAGAGCATGGTAGAAAAACTTGATGAAATGGAGTCAAAACTCAACGAGCAGATCGAAAGAAATGTTGCTCTAAATAAGAGACTAGCAGAATCAGTAACTGACGTAATTTTTGCGGAAGTTTCTGAAGGACTTGCACTTTCGCAGAAAGACAAGCTTGCTTCTCTTGCAGAAAATGTTGAGTTTGGTAGTGAAGAAGACTATCGTGAGAAACTA